ACACGACGCTCTTCCGATCTTGATCTGCGGCAGTTTTAGGAATCAGAGCCGCAATGAGCGTCGAGCCCGCGATAGATGCGGTTGAAAAGCACAGCAATCTGGTCGCCGAGAGATTCATTGCTCGAATCAGTAATGATCAGATTGCCCTTTTCGATCGCGGCAAGCGCGAGCTGAAGCGCAATTTCAGACCTCGTCATATGTTCACCTCCCCTCATATTGACACGATCATTATAAGAGGGGAATAGAGACGTGTCAACAAATTGGACGGAAGAAGAAAAGGAGAAGCACTATGAGAACCAACCTTGCGGAGCGGCTCGGGTATGAGCCGGAGGAAGAGACCAGGGAGCGGCAGGAGCGGCTGCTGGAGGAGCTGCGGTACCGGGAGGCCATGCGGCGGGTGGCGAAGACCTGCTGCGTGTGGCTGGGCGGCGCGGCCTTTGTGCTGGCGGTGATCGCCGGGTACGCAAAGATGACCGACGCCTGCGTCGCGACCGGCGCGATCGCGCTGGGCCTGACGACCTACGGGATCCTGTGAAGCCGGTGAAGGACGAGCCAAAGATCCCGGTCGAGCTCCGGCCGGATCAGCTGGCCGACATCATCGACGCCGTCCTGGCTTTTGCCGATGACTGCGCCAATGACAGGGAGATCCTGCAGAGCATGCCGCGTGTCGACCGGGATACGGTCGAAGACCTTCTACGGCGCGAGTCGGCGCTGCAAACGCTCGCGGCATGGCTGCAGCACGTACAGGAGGAAGCGGAGTGAATTACTTTGCGCCGCGCATGCGGCCAATCCCGCCGCCCTGCGGCCGGAACTGCCCGGACCGAAGCGGCACATGCCGCGCCGGGTGCTGCACCTGGACGCTCTACGAGAGCATCCGGAACCACATCTACGACGTCAACCACCGCGACAGGGACAGCCTGCAGCCCGATCTTGCAGCGGGAAAGCAGATGGTCCATGCCGACAACCAGATAAGGAGGCGCAAACACATTGCGAAATAGCATCGACTACCCCGGCGAGCGGGTGCCGCGGCGCCCCGCCGTGATCGCACAGGCTGGATACACCGGACAGAACCACTTTTCCGTTACATATGGAGACCAGAAAGTGACCGTCCGCGCCGAGGATGGCTATGCGGCCCTTTTCACCGCAGCCAAACACTGGGGCTATAAATTCACCCGCCCGGAGTACCATCAGAACGCCCGCGCAACCAAGCTCCACTACACGCCGGACACCCGGCCGGGGGCGCTGGTATGAGGTTTGTGTGTGATGCCTGCCAGGATATCACGAACATCGAGGCCGACCGGATGGAGATCCAGGGCGACAAGCTGATGGTCTACAGCCGCGGGCGGCTGGTCTACGTGGCGGATCTGGGCCAGATCATGCTGGCCAAGCTTACGCCGGGGAGGGAGGAAAAACCATGACAGGCAAGGAAATCGCGCAGGAGCTGCGGTGTTGCGCAGAGGGCGAGTGCAAAGGCTGCCAGTTATACGGCAAGATCGCTTGCGTTGAGACGTTGTGCAAATACGCGCTCGACCTCATCGAGCGCCTGACCGCCGAGAACGCGGCGCTGCGGGAGAAAGTGCCGCGTGGATCAGCGTGGAGGAACGGAGGCAAGGCAGATGCTTGATATTTGCCCGGTATCGCTGGCAGAGGCAAACGCCTTTGTCGCGGAGCACCACCGGCACCACAAGCCGGTGGTGGGGCATAAGTTTTCCATCGGCTGCACCGATGGCGAGAAAATTGTAGGCGTTGCAATCGTCGGAAGACCGGTTTCGCGGTATCTGGATGATGGGTGGACGCTTGAGGTAAATCGCTGCTGCACGGACGGCACGCGGAATGCATGCAGCATGCTATATGCAGCTGCGTGGAGAGCATCCCGTGCGATGGGCTATCACAAACTGATTACATATATCCTCGATACAGAGTCGGGGACAAGCCTCAAGGCGGCTGGATGGAAGTGCGTCGGACAGGCCGGCGGGCTTCGCTGGACAGGCAAGCGCCGCCCGGAGGTAGACCTTTGCCCCGCACAAATGAAAATCCGGTTTGAGAGGGAGGAAGGAGGTAAGCATGAGCAAAGCTGTTTTGATCAGTATTCGCCCGGAGTGGGCTCGGAAGATCCTGAACGGGAGTAAGACGGTTGAGATCCGCAAGAACACGCCATTTTATGTCGATGCGCCGTTTAAATGCTACATCTACTGCACTAAGGGCGGCAGAGGGAAACTCATGGTCAACGCTCGTGCGGAGCACCCGGCCATTACGGCAGGATCAGCCAACGAGCGGGAGCAGGCGGAAGCTTTTGGATATGAGACCGCCAATGGGAAGATCGTTGCAGAATTTACATGCGATCGTTTTGCAAAAATTGACCCGTCGGGAGAGATCCCGAAGTGGGCAATGGTGGACGCATGTCTCACGCGTGAGGATGTGTACAAGTATTTGGGCGGAGATTATGGCTTCGGCTGGCGCATCTCCAATCTCAAGATTTACGATACCCCTCGTGAGCTGCGGGAATTTAACGGCCTGCAGGAGACGAGATTCGGCTGGGAGCCAGTGCCCATCACCCGCCCGCCGCAGAGCTGGCGGTATGTGGAGGAAGAGCTATGGAACGACTGACAAGTCCTAATATCAACGTAGACCCGGGCACCGACCGATTTCTGCACGCCGCGATCGGCGGCAAGGAAATCGACTGGAAGCAGAACCGGGACAGCACGCTCAACGTGCTGATTAACGGCCCAACGAGCAACGGCTTTGGCAAGGATATTTTCCACAAGATGGCCCGCGATCTGTACGGACGGCTGAAAGCCTACGAGGACACGGGCCTTGAACCGGAGGCAGTGGAAACGGTTAAGCTTGCGCTGGCCGCAAAGCACATGGTTGATCTCGAAACGCTCAACAATACGCCAATCAGCAGGCTCGTAGAGCTTGCCGAGGCAGACAAGGACGGGCGCGTGGTCGTGCTGCCGTGCAAGGTGGGCCAGCGGGTGTTCGCCTTGATGGACATGGATAAGCATATAAGCGAGTGCGAGGTCAAGCGGATTAGTATGGGCAATAAAATCGGCTTTATTGGCTTTGAGCCAATAGGCGCCAGAGGGCGGGAGTATGGCGTAGTGCTAAACGGATTTGGCAAGACCGTATTTCTCACCCGCGAGGAGGCCGAAAAGGCGCTGGAGGCGAGGAAAGATGAAACTTCGTAAGTTCAAGTTCAACGAATTGAAGAATCCGCTTTCGCCTGTAAATCTCTGCGTAAAAGATGGGAAACGCCGATATGAGGAAAGCTCGATAGGCGAGACGCTCCGTTCCTTGCCGTGCGAACTCGCAGACCGGGAGATCAAGGAAACACGTTGGTTTTTCAACACATTCGTGATCGAATTGGAGGATAAAACATGAAAAAACTGATTGCATTGCTGCTCGCTGCGTTTCTGCTACTCGGAACACTTGCCGGTTGCACAACCCGTGAAGCACAGAAGGTAAATCACAACATGAACGTCGCCGCTGATAATTTCAGTTGCGAACGCCGTATCACAGTCTACAACGCCAGAACGGATAAGATCATCCTCTATGCCGAAGGGTATATGTCAATTAGCAATAACAGCGCGTCTGAATTGGTTGTTACTTGCAAAGTCGGTGCAAACGAGTACAAGAAGAACTACATCTACCTGAACGATTACACGCTCTACGTTGTCGAGGACATCACCGGCACGCACGCCGACCCGTATCACTATGTGATTGAGTTCCACACCGAGTTCCCGATTGACGTTGACGTGAAGCCGTAAGGGGGCGAGGAAAGATGGTTGAGGTACATTGGTTACAGATACTCCACATTCTTTTTGTAGGGTTTTGGCTTGGATATCTGGTGAGAGGATGGGTGAAGTGGTGATGGCTGAAATGGAGGGCAAAAAGGATGGCGTATAACGTTTATTTTTCTTGCGATACGTGCGGAGCCACATATAACTGGGTAAACCACACGGTTTCACAATCTACTGCCGCGAGGGTTGCGAGAAGCGATGGGTGGAGCGTTGGGAGACGTGGATGGTTTTGCCCGGAGTGTCGGAAGAAGAGGAGGAAGAGAGAAAATGCCTGAAGAATACATCAGCCGCGAAGCGGCGCTGAAATACATAAAATCGGAGCAATGCAGAACGTGCTCGGACATTGGGCTGTGCGGGAATTGCGCCGTACTCGTTGCGGTAAAACTACTTGAAAAAGTTCCTGCCGCCGACGTTGCGGAGGTGCACCGTGCACGATGGGAAGAAGCGGACTGGCACGACTATGACGCGAAGAGCGGGGAAACGATTCGAATTCCTAAAGCGGCAATCGTATGCTCGGGCTGCCGGAACGCTTTCAAAAAGGATGCACTTTGGAAAAGGAATTCCTGTCCAAACTGCGGAGCGAAGATGGACGGAGCTGCCGAATGAGCGGACTGCGGTTTGAGAGCATGGCGGACATGCCGCCGAGGATGCGGGAGCTGTATGCCCGGCAGCAGTTGCCGGGGGCTGACGCGGGGCCGAAGAAGGCCTCGAAGTATCACAGCGCGCCCGCCGAGCGCGGCGAGCTGCGCTTCGACAGCCAGAAGGAAGCCCGGCGGTATGACGAGCTGATGGTCATGCTGCGGGCCGGGATCATCTCCGACCTGCGGTTGCAGCCGCAATTCACGCTGCAGGAATCTTATGTGACAGAGACCGGCGAGCGGATCCGCGCGATCCGGTACACGGCGGACTTTTCGTACAAATTCGGCGGCAAGCTCGTCGTCGAAGATGTGAAGTCCAAGCCGACGCGGACAAAGGAGTATCTGCGGAACCGCAAATTCATGCGGTCAAAACATGGAATCGACATACAGGAGATTTAAACATGCCGGAAGAAAAAAACGAGAGCAGCCCGCGCGAGGCATGCGGGCTACCGAAGCAGGGCAATGCATGCCCGTATGCAAAGCTCGCGCCGGATCTTTGCGCGAGGTGCGGCTGGAACCCGGATGAGCACGCGCGGCGGCAGGCGCTGCCGCTGACCGAGAACGCCGACGGGCTGCGGCACAAGGATATCAGCCAGCCCGAGGACTAAGACCAGCAATCAGCCGGGGAACCATATTTTTTCGGACTTATGCCGCAGCCGCTCCGCCATGAGACGGCTGCGGGAGGATCACCCTGGCTTTGCACCCGGCCCGCGACACCTCAAGCCCGCGGGCCGGGGATAAAAAGCGCGTGTGGAACGTGCGCGCGGATGGGAACCGTCAACGTTACCCCACGCCGGGTGTCGGGATCGCCCGGCGGCATCGTGTTACCTCCTTATGGAAAGCTGCCCGAGCAGACAAGGGCAGCTCGTCTGCGGCGACAGGGGGACGCGCAGGCGCAGGCGGTGCAAGTCCGCCCTGCATAGGGGCCGGGAGACCGGCCCCTGACGAAAGGAGAATGGAAATGTCACACGTAGTCGATCTAACGGGCAGGGACTTTGGATATTTGCATGTCATAGGGCGGGATACCAGCAAAAAAGGAGACACGGCACACTGGATCTGCCGGTGTAAATGCGGGACCATCTGCAGCAAGGACGGAAGATACCTCCGGAACGGGCATGCAAAAAGCTGCGGCTGCTTCCGGAAAGAACGCGCGGCCACGCTCGTCACCAAGAGGGATCCAGCCAAAAAGCCAAAAGCCGAACCGAAGAAGAAAAAATTCGGCCGCGGCCCGCAGCGGGCAGGCTCCGGGATCTGTTACAACCCACTCTGCCCGACGCGCAACAACTACCGCGGCGCCTGGAGCTGCACCGAGTGCCGCTTCTGCCCGGAACGCAAATTCACCCGCCAGTCGAGGCGGGAGATCATCACAATTTGAAGGGAGTATCAAAATGGCAGAAATCATGAATATGTTTTCGGTCGAACTGGTTGAGTTTGTAAATGACTATGACAATCTGCACTGGGACGTCAGTTTCCGCGGCGAGGAATACCCACCGCGGATCGTGATGGAGCAGACGACGCCGCCGCTCTACAAGATCGAGGATGACGGCTCGAAGACGCTGGAACCGTACCCGACCATCCAGATCATCGGCAGGCCAGACACAGAGGTCGTCACGACCGGAAAGCTGAAGATCAGCAAAAAGGACTTTACCAAGCTGACCAACCGCGCCGCCGCTCTGCTGGAGCTGTTCCTGCACGGCTTTATGCAGGAGCGCAAGGAAATGGAGGCGGAACAGTGACGAGTAAGAAAGACAAGCGCCGGGAAGCGCTGCGGCTTGGCAAAAAGGACATGAGCTTTGCGGAGATCATGCAGGCAATAGGGGCGTGCAGGGCGGACGACTGCGACAAGTGCCTGCTGAACGGCGGCCCCATCGCAGGATGGTTCCCGGAGGATGTGCCGGACTGCTATACCGTGCTGCTCAAAAATGCCGAGGAGAAGCTGCTGGAATACTACCAAAAGATCCGGGAAAACGACGCGGCGGAAGAAAATCAGAGAAAAACAGAAGAAAATATCAAAAAACGAGGAAGCAAGAGCGAGGGAGTCTTGGACTCGTGCCCAGTTTGCCCGGTATGCGACTATGTCTTCGACGAATTCAGCGTGAGCGACGATGCAAGACGGCACATCTTTCCATTTGGCGCAGAAGACACCCTTGACTTTGGACTCGAAGAACGAATCGTCAGACCACAAAAATGCCCGCAATGCGGCATGAAAATCGCTGGGATTAGGTGGACGGAGCCCAAGTTTGTTGGGAACCGCAAGGAATTCTCGTTCAGCCGTCCGCCGGAAGACGTGGAGGAAAAAAGAAAATGATTTTGCTGGAATGCACAGTCGCACTGCGTGACGGAGATCGGAAAAAGCTTCAGGCGCAGATTGCGGCGGAGATCGGGCAGCCAGTCGTTCTTCTGCCGAGCGGCGTATCGCGGGCGAAAGAGCGGAATATCCTGTTCCTTTGCGACAGAAAGGCTTGCGAGAAATGCATCTATCCAACGTGCAGGCATACGCCGGAACTGGAACACGCCAGAAATTTTGCACCAGCAGGATTTACGAAGCGCACGGACGGCGTGTGGGTAGAGCAGGAGGGCGCAACGATGGAAGGGAAGATCGACCAGGACAAACTTGAAAAGAGGCTGGTTGAAGCAATGAGGGAGGCGATGGGACTTGAAACAGAAAAACGCAGTCCGCATGGTCTGGCGCTGGGATGATATCTTCCGTGTCTACCGCTGCCCATACTGCGGCAGACCGGAGAAACCGTGCTTCGAGCTCTGGAAAAAGGGCGGCTTGAAAAAGAGCCTGCCGAGCCGCTGTACATACTGCAAAGGAGAATTGGAAGGAGTAGAAGGAGAAGAAAATGATCATTGAGATTTTGGAGCTTGCTGCTGCGCTGGAGTGGATCGCACTGGGCGTGCTGGTGTTTTTCAAACTGCGGAGCCTGAAACGTCAGGCAGAAGTAGTGCTCGAGACACTGGACGCCGCAGCCTGGAAAAGCATCAAACAAGAAGAGGAGGTCTGGCGCAAGAACACCCCGAACGAGATTAGGGCAGTGTTCGGCTTTCCGCCGATAACGCCAACAGAATACACAGAAATGAAAATACGCGAGGAAACTGACCGCTGAACGCATGGCCGGAATTTCCGGCCACGCTTTGAGCGGGCAGAAAAAACAAAGGAGGGCTATAGCATGAAATGGGAACAGGGATGCTTATTCGACGACAACCCGGAATACGATGCGTTCACGGAGAAATTCAAACCCAAAAAGACAACGGACGACTGCTACACGCCACCGCTTGTTTATGATGCGATCCGGGATTGGGCGTGCAGTGAATATGGGATTGACCCGGCCTGCGTCGTGCGGCCATTCTATCCGGGTGGGGACTATGAGCGTTTTGACTATCCGGACGGCTGCGTCGTGCTGGACAACCCGCCTTTTTCGATTCTTTCAAAAATCTGCGAATTCTACATAGACAGAGGGATTGCGTTCTTTCTTTTTGCGCCATCGCTCACGGCGTTCACCGGCCGATCAGTTGTGCTGAGGATGAACCATATCATTTGCGATGCAGACATCACGTATGAAAATGGCGCAGTCGTTCGCACGGCGTTTGTAACAAGTTTCGGAGGAAACATCGCGCAGACCGCCCCATCACTCAGAAGGGAAGTCGAGCGGGCGATGCGGCAGATAAAGTCGCAGACGAAACAGGAGTTGCCGAAATATACATATCCGGACCATGTGCTGACGCCAGCCATGCTGCAGAAATATGCGCACTACGGTGTAGAGTTTGCGGTTAAGCGCGAGGACTGCACGTGCGTTGCCAAACTGGATAGTCAGCGCGAAACGGGAAAGACAATCTTTGGTGGCGGACTGCTGCTGTCAAACCGAGCTGCCGCCGAGAAAGCCGCAGCCGAGAAAGCAGCAGCCGAGAAAGCAGCAGCCGAGAAAGCCGCAGCCGAGAAAGCCGCAGCCGAGAAAGCCGCCGCGCACGTCTGGGAGCTGTCTGAACGTGAAAAGGGCATCATTGCGAGCCTCGGGAAATAAACCGAGGCAGGAGGAGCTATGGTAAAGAGACACAAGCGCCGCCTGTTTACAGGGGCGGTATGTACGCAGATCGTTTATACCGTGTCCGATGGCGCGGACAAAAAGACCAGCAAGCCGCGAAAGCCGCGCTTCCAGACGCAGGCGGAGCGCGATGAATTCAACAGCAAGCAATCGCTGGATCGGCTCGTTGCGCTGATGAACGCCAATTTCTCTCCCACAAGCCTGTATTCCACCCTGACATTGGATGCAGAAAACGAGGTACATACCGCAGAGGAAATGCGCAGAGTGCGCGACAACCTTGTGCGCCGCATGCAGTATCACTATCCGGAGGCCAAAATCGTTGCTTTCTACGGAAGAGGAAAAACAACCAATCGCTTCCATTTGCACCTGGTAACAGAGGGGATCCTGGAAGAAGCCATCGGCGGGCTTTGGGGGCTCGGCAGCGTGATCGAGGTTCGGCACCTGCGAAAGCACAACTATTATATAGATGAGCAGGGAAACAAGGTCGACCACGGCCAGGACTACACAGCACTTGCCAGTTACCTGCATGCGCACTGGAGAAAAGAATTCGGCGGCCACCGGTACAAGGCGACGCGAAATTGCATCCGCACAGAGCCGGAGCCAGCAACCGAGGCTGTGCGCGAGTACAGCCCCAAGCATCCGCCCGTCGCCCCGCGAGGTTACATCCTCGTAGAGGCCCGGACGACAAAGTACGGGTATCAATATTATAAGTATGTAGTCGATCCAAGATCAGAGCACAAGCGGAACGGGAGCCGCTTAAATTAAACCTTGTATATGCGTAAGGTTTTAGAACGAAGCAGGAAGGAAGTGGGAAAGTGTCAAAGCCGAGATACTGGTGGTACGGAAATGTCTGCCGCACCATCGGCGAATACCCGAAACTGAGCCGACAGGTTCGGGATATGAGCCGACAGAAGATCACACCGGGATATTCCTCACAACCGGGCGGACAGTCCTCCGGACGCGCCGTCGAGGACATTGCAGTGCGCGTCCTGTCCTCACGGGAGTACGAGGACTACACGGCGATCCAGTCCGCCATCAACACCGTGCAGACCTGGCGGGACGGCGGCGATGTGCTGGAGATCGTGCGCCTGCATACATGGATCTGGCCGCGCGAGAGCCTGGAGTCCGCTGCCAGACAGGTACACGTGAGCACATCCACGGCCAAGCGGATGTACAGCCGCTTTGTCTACGAGGCAGCGCGGGCAATGGGCTACCGCAAAAGTTGAGCTAACAGAGCCTAAAATCTGTGCTACAGTGATAGCGTGAAGAATTGGAGGGAACAGGATGCAGCCATGGGCCGCACGCTTTTACGCGTCCGGGCGCTGGAAGAAATGCCGCGCCGGGTATATCAAGTTCCGCCGGACAATCGATGGCGGGCTGTGCGAAGAGTGCCGGGACAAGCCGGGATACATCGTCCATCACAAGCAGGCGCTCACGCCGGACAACATCACCGACCCGGACGTCAGCCTGTCCTACTCCAACCTCGAGTTCGTCTGTAAGGACTGCCATGATCAGTTTGACGGTCACGGCGTCGCAAGATCTCTGACGCAAAAAATTTTCTTCGACGCCGCCGGAGACCCGATCCCCCCCGTCACGCGAGGCCGGGGCGCCGGCTAGATCACCGCACGCCCTACCTCGGAAGAATACGCAGGCCGTTCGCGAGGCCCCCCTACAATAGCGCGGCGATAAGTAATCTACGCGCACGCGCGGACAGACGGCAAAAATCACGCGAAAAGGAGGCGGTTTTTGTGGCGAACAGGCAGGAAAAGACAAAGGAACAGCGTATCCGCGCAGAAAAGACCAGACTCCGGAGGATCTACAAGCTTCTGCCGAAGGAAGCGGCAGGGACTGTCGCGGGGCTCATCGATCAGGCGGCCTTCATGCGCATTGAGTGCGAGGACATGGCCGACGATCTGCGGGAAAACGGCTGGACGGAGCTTTTTCGCCAGTCCGAACGTCTCGACCCGTATGAGCGGGCGCGCCCAATCGGGCAGGCGTACAACTCCACGAACGCAAATTACCAGAAGATCATCAAGCAGCTGACGGCGCTGCTGCCGAAGCCGGACACCGCGCCAAAGCAGGAGGACGACGGCTTTGCAAGCTTTGTCCGGGAGCGTGACGAGGAATGAAACTCACGCGCTACCCGGAGACCTACAACCCCATCCTCGAATACTGGCAGGCTATCCAGGGCGGCCGCGAGGTCGTCAGCCTGAAAGTCCAGAAGACCTACCGGCACGTTGTAGAGCAGCTGGAAAACACGGATTCCGAGTTTTATTATTCCCCGCGCCGGGCAAACCACGTCCTCGAATTTTTTGAAAACTACTGCCACCACTCCAAGGGCAAGGCGGGCGGCCAGCTCGTCCGGCTGGAGCTATGGGAAAAAGCACTGCTGGCGACTGTCTTCGGGTTTATCGACATCGAGGGAAACCGGCAATACCGCGAAGCGATCCTCATTGTCGGCAAGAAAAACGGAAAATCGCTGCTGGCATCCGGCGTCGGCCTGTATTTGCAGCTGGCGGACGGCGAAGCAGGCCCGGAAGTCTACGCGGTAGCCACAAAGCGGGACCAGGCGAAGATCATCTGGCAGGAAGCCAAGCGCATGGTGCAGAAATCTCCGGCGCTGCGCAAGCGGACGCGCTGCCTGGTCGGCGAGGTGGACAGCGATTATAACGACGGCGTATTCAAGCCGCTGTCCTCAGACAGCGACACGCTCGACGGCCTCAACATCCACGGGGCCATGATGGACGAGCTCCATCAGTGGAAAAACGGCAGACCGCTGTACGACATCGTTGCCGACGGCGATCAGGCCCGCGCGCAGCCGCTGCGATTCATCACCTCCACCGCCGGCACCATTCGAGAAGACATCTACGACGAAAAATACGAAGAGGCCGAGCGCATCATCAACGGCTACGAGGATCCGGACGGGTACCACGACCCGCGCCGGATCGCGTTTATTTACGAGCTCGACAAGCGCAGCGAGTGGACAGACCCGGACTGCTGGAAAAAGGCAAATCCGGGTCTCGGGACGATCAAGAGCTACACGGCGCTGAAAGAGCGGGTCGAGCGGGCGGAGAAAAACCCGGCCCTCGTCCGCAACCTCGTCTGCAAGGATTTCAACATCCGCGAGACCTCCAGCGAAGCCTGGCTCAACTTTGAGCAGCTGGAAAACCGCGACACCTTCCAGCTCGACAGGGAAAACCACCGCATGATCTGGCAGAACCACATGGCGGACGGCAAGACGCAGGAGCGCGTGCTTTCCTACCCGCGATACGGCATCGGCGGCGCGGATCTGTCCAAGACCACCGACCTGACGGCGGCAAAGGTCCTGTTCCAGGTGCCGGAGCTGCCGGAGATCCTGTTTGTGCTGCAGATGTACTGGCTGCCGCAGGACCTTTTGGAAAAGCGCGTCACGGAGGACAAAATCCCCTACGACAAGTGGCATGAGCGCGGGCTGCTCCGCCTGTCCGAGGGCAACAAGATCCGCTATGAGGACGTCAAAGCCTGGTTTGTCGAGGTACAGGAAGACCTCGATATTTTTATCCCCTTTATCGGGTATGATGCGTGGTCTGCGTCTTACTGGGTCGACAGCATGGCGGACTATTTCGGGGAAGAAGCCATGATCGCCGTACATCAGGGCGTGAAGACCTTGTCAGAGCCCATGAAGCGCTGCGGGAACGACTTGGAATCCAAGCGCATTATTTACAACAACCACCCGATCGACAAATGGAACCTCGCAAACACCGCCTACGACGAGGACAAAAACGGCAATATCCAGCCGCACAAGACGAGCAAGTCCACGCGCCGCATTGACGGAACGGCAGCCCTGCTCGATGCCTACACGATCTACGATCAGAAGCAGGCAGAATACACCAGTATGCTCTAGGAGTGAGACAATGGGATTTTTTAAAAACCTCCTGACGAATATCACGACGACCAAGCGCGTCTCAACCGTCCAGATGGTGCAGGAGCGCGGGAACGGATTTTACAGCTACAACGGAAAAATGTATCAGTCCGACATCGTCCGCGCCTGCATCCGGCCCAAGATCAAGGCCATCGGCAAGCTGACGGCCAAGCACATCCGGGAGACCATCACCGCCCAGACGCGGAAGATCGCCGTCAACCCGGAGCCGTACATCCGCTTCCTGCTCGAGGAACCGAACCAGTACATGACAGGCCAGCTGCTGCAGGAGAAGCTGGCCGCGCAGCTGGTACTCAACAACAATGCGTTTGCCGTGATCCTCCGGGATGAAAACGGTCTGCCGAACGCCATTTTCCCGGTCGCGGCCATGCAGGCCGACGCTGTCTATGACGCTGGCGGGAATCTGTACATGAAATTCTACATGCAGAACGGCAACGTGCTGACGTTCGCCTATGACGACATCATCCACCTGCGCGGGGATTTCTACGAGAACGACATCTTCGGCGACCCCATCGCCCCGGCCATCGTGCCGCTCATGGAGATCGTCACCACGACGGATCAGGGCATCGTCAAGGCCATCCGGAATAGCGCCGTCATCCGCTGGCTTTTGATGTTCGCATCCTCCATGCGCTCGGAGGATATCAAGAAGCGTGCGCAGGACTTCGCGGACAGTTTCCTGAACGTGACTAACGGCACGGGCGTCGCGGCCGTCGACGCAAAGGCCGAGGCCAAGCAGATCGACCCCAAGGACTACGTCCCGAACGCCGCCCAGATGGATAAGACCACGCAGCGCATCTACGCCCTGTTTAACACCAACCCGCATATCGTCACGTCGATCGCGACGGAGGACGAACAGAACGCCTATTTTGACGCCGAGATCGAGCCGGTTTTGAAGCAGCTGAGCGGCGAGTACACCCGCAAGCTCTTTTCCCGGCGCGAGCGCGGCTGCGGCAACCGCATCGTCTTTGAGGCGTCCGCGTGGGACTTCGCGTCGACCTCGACCAAGCTCAACCTCCTGCAGATGGTCGACCGCGGCGCGCTGACGCCGAACGAATGGCGTCGCGCCTTTAACCTCGCGCCGGTCGACGGCGGCGACAAGCCAATCCGCAGGCTGGACACGCAGCCGGTCGACCGGAACACCACGCAGAAAGGAGATGAAACCACATGAAGATCAGCATTCGCGGTCCCATCGTATCCAGCAATCAGCACCGCTTCTATCAGTTTTACGGAATGGAGGCGACGAGCCCGAGATCCGTAGCCGACGCACTTGCCAAGGGAAACGGCGAGCGGGCCGAAGTCGAGATCAATTCCGGCGGCGGCGAGATCTTCGCCGCGAGCGAGATCTATACCGCCCTGCGCAGCTACGCCGGCGGCGTCCACATCCGCATCGTCGGCCTCGCGGCCTCGGCCGCGTCCATCATCGCCATGGCGGGCGAGTCGGAGATGACGCCAACCGGCATGATGATGATCCACAACGTCCAGACCAGCACCGACGGCGACTACCGCCAGATGGAGCATACCGCCGGTGTCCTGCGCGACGCCAACCACGCCATTATCTCGGCCTACGTCGCCAAGACTGGCAGGCCGGAAGCGGAGATCGCCGCCATGATGGACGCAGAAACATGGATCACAGCGGAGCGGGCTGTAGAGCTCGGCCTCGTCGACCGCGTGATGCAGCCGGATACCGGCCAGAAGCCGCTGGCAGCGGATTTTTATTCCGGCATGCTCAGCGAAGACGCGCTCCGGCGCGCGGAAAACTTTTTAAAAGGTCAGGCCGCAGAGCCTGATTTTTTTATGCCCGAACGGGCGCAGGCAGAAGCAAAACTGAAATTTTTAAAACTCAAAGGAGAATTGAAATGACAAAGGAATTTTACAACATCCAGCGCCAGAAGCTCATGGACGACGCCCAGAAGCTGCTGGACGAAGGCAAGACCGCAGAGGCGCAGGCCAAGATGAAAGAAGTCGAGGCCCTCGACGCCAAGTTTGAGGAGGAAGCCAAGATTCAGGCAAACCTCAACGCGCTTGCGGGCCAGAAGGTCGCGGCTCCGGCTGCGGCGGCACAGTCCATCGACCTGTCCGGCACGGCAAAGACTCCGGACGTGCTCGACCGGTACGACACCGACGAGTACAAGCGGGCCTTCATGAACTACGTTTTGACCGGCAAGAAGATTCCCGCAGAGCTGACCAATGTGGACGCCAACACCAAGACAACCGACGTCGGCAGCGTCATCCCGACCACGACAATCCAGAAGATCTACGAGAAGATGGAAGCTATCGGCATGATCCTGCCGCGCGTAACACACACGTCCTACGCGGGCGGCGTCCAGGTCCCGACCAGCTCGGCCAAGCCGACGGCCTCCTGGGTCGCCGAGGGTGAGGGCTCCGACAAACAGAAGACTTCGACCGGCAAGATCGTCTTTGCGTACCACAAGCTGCGCTGCGCGATCTCCATGTCGCTGGAAGTTTCTATCATGGCATACCCGATGTTCGAGGCACAGTTTGTCCGGAACGTCGCAAATGCGATGGTAAAGGCGAAGGAGCAGGCCATCATCAACGGCACCGGTTCCGGCCAGCCGAAGGGAATCCTTGCGGAGACTGCCCCGACCGGCCAGAACATCGACATTGCCGCCGCGACAACTGCTCTGACCTACAAGGATCTGTGCAAGGCCGAAGCTGCGCTGCCGCAGGCATATGACGGCGCGGTCTGGTTCATGTCCAAGAAGACATTCGAGACGCAGATCGTCGGCATGGTCGACAACAACGGCCAGCCCGTCGCGCGCGTCAACTACGGCATCAACGGCAAGCCCGTCAACTACATCCTCGGCCGCGAGGTCATCCTGACCGGCGACTACCTGCCGGCCTTTGCGGCGTCGGTCACGGCCGACACCGTCTTCGCCTTTATGTTCGATCCGGCGTACTACCTCTGGAACGAGAACATGGGCATGACGGTAAAGCGCTACACCGACGAGGACACCGACGACGAGGTCACAAAGGCCATCGAGATCGCCGACGGTGCGTGCGTCGACGTCAACAGCCTCGTCACGCTGACCAAGAAGAAAGCCTGACGGAGCGCGGCCAACAGGGAGGGATGACAATTGGCTTTGATCAACGTTGCAAAAACCGCCCTGCGGCTGACCACAACTGCGCTTGACGATGAGCTCGCCGACGAGGTCGACGCCTGCCTCCTGCGCCTGCACCTTGCGGGCGCAGAGGGCGCGGACGAAGACCCGCTTGTAAAGGACGCCGTCCGCGCCTACGTCCGCTGGCAGCATGATTTCTGCGGCCGGGGCGAGGAATGGAAGACCTGCTTTGCAGATATCCGCGACGCTATGGGGCTGTCCGACGATTACAGGGCAGTCCAAGCCAGCGGCGGAGCAGGAGGTGCTTGCTGTGATCTTTGACACGCAGATCACGCTGCGCCTGTTCTCCTACCCCATCGTAAACGGCCAGACGACGGAAAAGCTCGAGCGAGAAACCACCGTCTGGGCTGCCCGCAAGTCCGTAAACCGCGCCGAGTATTATCAGGCCGCACAAGCCGGCAAGCGCACGGACGCAATTTTCCGCATGCACAGCGCGGAATACGGAGGCGAGCAGCAGCTCGTCTGCGGCTCCGACGTCTTTGACGTCGTCCGCAGCTACGGGCAGGAAACGGAGGAAATCGAGCTGACCTGCAAACGGAGGGACGGCGCATGATGATCTATGAGGCGCTATCAAGCCTGGGCGTCCCGGTCTGCCATCCGCCGTACAAGGGCGCGGAAGAGACCTACATCACCTATCAGCTGCTCGGCCAGTCCGGCCAGATCTACGCCGAGGGCGGCGAGGCCGAGACTGGCGTGCAGTACGCCGTTTCCATCTTTGCCGAGGGCTTTGCCGCCGGGCTTTTAAAGCGCGTAAAAGCCGCGCTGGAGGCCGCAGGCTACATTGCTACCGTCGACATGGAGACCTACGACAAGGAAACGGGACGCACGCAGATCGCGCTCATCGCCGAGACGGAGGGCGCAGCCTATGGCTAACATCTCCATCACCGGCGCCGACGAGCTCATGGCCACGCTCCAGAAAGCGAATGTTTTTGATGAGGACATGCAGCAGGAGCTCCTGTACGCCGCCGGGGATATCATCGTCGAGGAACTGCAAAAAATGGTCAAGGTGAGCGGGTTTCGGACCGAGGCATATGCATCCAGCGTGAAATACCGCAAAACCATCAAACGCGACAAAAACGGAGACCCGTACATCTCCATCACCGCAGTCGGCAAAAACGAGCACGGAACGCGCAGGGCGACCGTGCTTTTTGTTTTGAATTACGGCCGCGCGAAGGAGTACGGGCAGATCACAGGAACTTATTTTTGGACAAAGGGCGTCAGGAACGCGCAGAAGCGCGTAAACGCGGAGCTCGAAAAGATCCTTACACAAAAACTGAAAGAAAGGGGCCTATTGTAAATGCCTAGTTTTGACTTACGCGGCATCCGGGCGGGAAAGTATAAAAACACGTCCGGCACCGTGACCTACACAGAGCCGACCGACGTCGGCGACGCCATGAGCGCGCAGCTGGAACTCAAATTCGCCGAGGGCCGCCTGTACGCGGAATCCAAGCTTGCCGAGTATATCAAGCTTGCCACCGGCGGCACGATCTCGCTGGCTGTCAAGTACATCAAAAGGGCCGCACAGGCCATGCTCTACGGCTGCACATCCGATACGAGCAAGGAAAATCTGAAATTCTCGGCAAAAGACATCGCGAACTATGTCGGCGTCGGCTTTTACGCGCCGGATAAGATCGACGGCGTGACCAAATACACCTGCGTCTGGGTGCCGAAAGCGCTGTTCGGCCCGCCCTCGCTGTCCTACCAGACCAAGGGCGAGAACATCCAGTTCAACACGCCGACCACGACCGGCGAATTCCTAGCGGACGATTCCGCCGACGAGCTGCTGCTCGAGATCGAGACCGTCGACACCGCAGAGGCCGCCGTCGCATGGATCAAGGGAAAGTTGGGTGAGACGTGATGGAGGATATCAGAGTAAAAACGGCGGCATATACGCTGGACGGGCACACGTACACGATCCGGTGCAACATGAACGTGCTCGCGGATGTGCAGGAGGCCTGCGGCGGCAACCTCACCAAGGCACTCAACACGGCGAGCGGGCTCAAGGGGATCCTTGCTTTTCTGGCAGCCATGCTCAACGATGCGGCGGACACGGAAAAACGCCAGGAACGCTTTACCGCGCGGGAGCTCGGCAGAACGCTGACGATCAACCAGACGCTGGAGGCCGGGAAGCTCATCATGCCGCTCATTCGCACGGCAGTCGTTGGAGACGAACCGGCGGAAGAAGCAGCCGAAGACGAAAAAAACTGACACAGCCGGGGGATGAGAAGCAGACGGGCTTCGATTTCCCCGGCTTCCTCGCAATCTGGCTCTTCCGGCTGCACCAGCCAGAAGAAGCCTTCTGGAAGAACATGAGCCCACGCAAGCTCGTGCTCCTGCTGCGCGAGCTGGAACCGAAAAAACAGCCGGAGCAGCCGCAAAGCTTGTCGGCTTACCTGAACGGAGGCACATAGAATGCCGAACATCAACACAAGATTTACGCTCTCGGGCGAGAAGGAATACAAAGAAGCGCTATCTCGGATCGGCAGCAGCATGCGCGTCTTGAACTCCGAAATGCGCAAGGTAGAGAGCGAATACATCAAAAACGCTGACAGTGTAGATGCTTTACGGGCGAAAAGCGACGTGTTTTCCAAAAAGATCGGAGAACAAAAGGAAAAAATCGAAATTACGCGCAAAGCACTCGAACAAGCGACAAAGGCGCAGGAGGCAGCAAACGAAAAATTCCAGAAAGCAAAGGACGTACTGGACGAGGGCAGCGACGAGTATAAACGTCTCGCGAAAGGCGTAGAGACAGCGACAAAGAAAGCACAAGGCTGGCAGATAAGCCTCAACAACGCCGAAGCTGAGCTGAACAAGATGAACGCCGAGCTGGAGGAGAACAACGCCAAGCTCGACAAGGCGGGCGCGAGCGGCTCGAAATTCCAGCAGGCGATGGAGAAGATCAAGGACTCCATCACAAAGGCGAAGGAGGAAGGAACAGGCGTAAAGGGCATCTTTGCCAACATCAAGGAATCCTTTGCAGACGGAAAGGGCGAAGCGGTCGGTCTTGGAGACGCGATCGGCGGCGCGGCGGATAAACTTGGAATTCAGTTTCCCGAGGGCGCCAGCAAGGCGCTGAACTCCCTCAACGGCATCAGCGCCGGAACGGCTGCGGCGGTTACCGGATTTGCGGCGGTCGCGGCTGCCATCGTCAAAACGGAGAAGGCGCTCATTGACATGACGAAGGAGGCGGCGGAGGGCGCGAAGGAAATCACGACCTTCGCCTCCATCACAGGGCAGAGCGCGCAGCAGGTGCAGCAGATGCAGTACGCATCCGAGAAGCTCGGCGTGTCGTACGATCGCGTGCGAGACTCGCTCAAAGAGATCACCAACAAAATGCAGGAGGCCGAAAACGGCTCCGAAGATACGGCAGCGGCCTTTAAAAAGCTGGGGGTAGATCTGCGAGACTCCGCAAGCGGCGAACTGCGTGACGCACAGGACGTTTTCTTGGATGTCATCGACGCGCTCGGAGAGGTCGGCAACCAGTCAGAGCGCGACGCGATTGCTATGGACCTCATGTCGGAGAGCGCGCAGGAGCTGAACCCGATGATCGAAGCCGGGCGCGAAACGATTCAGCAGTACGCGCAGGCGGCAAGCGACATGGGCCTTGTGCTGGAGGAGGACGAGCTGAAGGCGCTGACCGAGGTGCAGAGCGCGTTCTACGATCTCGAGCAGCAGCAGAAGGCGACCAAAAACCAGCTGGCGGCGGAGTTCGCGCCGTATCTTACCTCATTCTACAGCGACATGGCGGAGGCAACGCGCGCGTTCGGGCAGACGCTGGAGGACAGCGGCATCGTGACGGCCTTTGGGGAGCTGCTTGGATTCGTGGGCGACTTGATCGATCCGACAAGCGAGCTCGGGAAGACGACATTGCCGATACTGGAGGATGCACTTGGGGGCGTGGCGCTGGCACTGGCGGTAATTGTAGACACCCTGCGGGCAATCGTAGGTGCGCTCGATGGGCTGGAGGACTGGATCGACACCGGAAGCACGCAAACGTGGAAGGACGCTTTCAGCTTCAAAGCAACGAACGCCGTGATCAGCTCATGGGAATCGGACGGATCCAGCACAACTTCTTCGAGCGGGCGCAGTGGCTTCGGCGGCGGGCGCAGCGGCTCCGGGGGCGTGGTCAATAACTACTACAATCTGGATGTCTCGAAGGTGCGCAGCATGGCGCAGGTGGTAGAGCTTGCCGAGAGCGCCCAGCAGTATAACCGGAAATACGGGAGGTAAGCATGGGCTATACGAATATCCAGACAAAACTGATTCCCGCCGAGTTCTCCACTTATGCGGACTCGGCGGCTCCTGATACCCGGCACGTCGTAAGCAATGCACAGAATGCATCTATTGTGGAGCTGGTAAAACGCGCGTGGGCGCTGATTCAGGGCCAGGTGCGCGAACGCTTTGAGTGGATCGTATTTATCAAACTGGATAGCGCGGCGCTGGCCGCTGTCGCAAAGAAACAGCTTTGGTATTCGTCCGGGTCTGGCGACTGGTTTGATGTGGGCTTCGGCTCGGATTACAGCTGCACAGTCGAGGGCGGCGGGCAGCTGGCTGTCGAGGTCTGCACGCAGAACTTTGATATGTCGACGCTGACATACAACACAAAGCCGGGGCTTGCGTCGGTCTACACGGTTCCTGCGTCGCTGCTGGACGGCGGGCATCATGTATCGGTCTATCCGATGAACTGGGACTCGCAGGGGCATGAGACGCCCGAGAGCTTGCGGCAGGTGCTGGTCAACGGTCTGGCGCTGGCGTTTATCGACCAGAGCCCGCAGCCGTCGGACTCGTCTCTCACGCAGTACGGCGTTTCGAAGCTGATTTCCCCGTACCGCACGAATATCCGCGTCCACATTGCGGATATTCAGCTGGAGTCGGAAAACCGGACGCCCGCCACAAATGCCTATGTCACGCCGAACGCGCCGATGGTCGTTTCGTGGTCGGTGAAAGACTTTTCGGAATATTTTACACAGAAGCCGGTGCAGGCGTCCTTTGAAGTGCAGTATTACACGCAGACGGGCAGTACGATTTCCGACTGGAAGACGATCACGGGAGCGACGGATGCGACGGCGACGATCCCAGCGAGCGATCTTGCGGGCGTGGAGCGCGTCACGTGGCGCGTGCGGCTGACGTCGGATGACGGCGTAGTCGGCGAGTGGTCGGATTGGGAGTACTGCACGTGCGTCAATAAATCCGGCAAAGCGACGGCGCTCAGTCCGGACGGCGCGAGCGTCACGGCGGGCGAAACGGTGATGTTTTTGTGGGAACACAGCTCCACGTCCGGACTCGGACAGGCAGCGGTGCAGATCCAGATGCAGGCCCCCGGCGCGGCGGCTTACACGGACATCTACACGGGCAGCACGAGCGCCCGGCGGCGTGGTATCGTGCTGCCGAGTACGATTTCCAACACGGCAGGACAGGCCGCGTGGCGCGTGCGGACGAAGGACACGGCGGGCACGTGGTCGGAATGGTCCGATCCACTGTACGTCTATATCGTTGCCGCGGCGGCTGCGCCGGCCGTCTCTTCGGTCAGCACGGGAACCGCCCGCCCCATCGTGGCATGGCAGAGCGCGAACCAGACAGGCTACCAGGTGCGCGTGCGCGACACGGCAGGAAACACGGTCTACGATTCGGGCGTACTGCCGGGCGCAGAGCAGAGCCAGCAGATCACGGACTATCTCCAAGATGGGGATTATGTTGTTTCCGTGGTTATCTGGAACCAGTACGCCATCGAGAGCGCCGAGGGCACGAAGACCTTTACCGTCGCCGCACCGGCGCTGGCTGCGCCGCAGATCCGCTGCGGTGGCGTGAGGGGAGGCGTGCGTGTGCGTGTGGACGCAAAGCCGTCTGCGCGGCTGCTGCTGATGCGCGACGGCGTGCCGGTGCTGGAGGTGTCGGCAGCTGACGACACGATCTACGATTGGGCCGCGGGAGCGGGCACGCACGAATACAAGCTGCGCGCCGAAACGGTCGACAGCTTTTCCGAGAGCACGTCCAGCTGGGCGGCTCCGGAGCTGGAGTGCGGGCTTCTGTCTACAGCGGACGAGCCGGGGCGGCAGGTGCATATGCGGATCAGCCGCGACGCTTCGCCGGGGCATGACGATGATCTGATGCTGGAAGTGACGCAGCGGGCATTTCAGGGCAGAGCGCTGCCCGTAGCGGAGTTTACGGGGCGCAGGACGCACACGCACCGGCACACGTTCAGTCTGCTGCATCCGGAAGAGCTGAAGCTGCTGCTCGAAGTGGTGCTGTCGGAGAAGACGATTCTCTATCGAGATCAATTCGGCCGGCGGTATTTTTGCATCTGCCCGGCGCTGCCGATCAGCTACGACAAGTATTCGAATGACATTTCTCTGGATCTGGAGGAAGTCGACTACAAGGAGGACTTGACATGATCGACCTTGCGACCGGCGGCTATACCACTGAGGCGGTTCAGAAGGCGCTGCACGCCGCCTACGGCTCAAGGCGGATTTATTACCGGTACGACCGGCTGGACGCGCACAAGGTCACGCTGGGGGCGCTGTACGCAGAAGACGGCTCGATCAAGCTGGACTATAACGCAGACATCATGCGCACGGGGCGCTTCACGATCCGGGACGATCCTGCGGTCAACTGGCAGGCGGAGCTGCTGCGCCCGTGGTTCGGGCTGATTATGCCAGACGGAGGCAGGGCGGAATGGCCGCTCGGTCTTTTCTATATGCCGACGGCTCCGAAGACCGGCAGTCGACACGTGTACCGCGAGGTAGAGGCATACGATACCACGACGATCCTCTGGGACGATCAGGTGACGAGCCGCTACCAGATCCCGAAGGGCTCGAAGTATATGGCGGCGCTGAGCGCAATCTTTGCAAGCGTCGGCGTTTTTGATGCGATCATCGAGCCATCCGAGTCTGTGACGCAGACGGCGCTCGAATGGGAGGCGGGGACGGCGAAGGGCGAGATCGTGCAGCAGCTGCTGACGGCGGACAACTATGAGCCGCTGATGGCGGATGCGTGGGGGCGCTGGCGCTGCCGCAAGTACAAAGATCCACGCGCCCGCCGCGCAGAGTACAACTACACGGCAGGCGAGCTGAGCGTGATGCTGCCCGATCCGACGGTCGACGATGATCTGTTTCATCTGCCGAATGTATTTGTCGGCGTGGTATCGCGTCCGGACAGGCCCGCGATGAGCTTTACGTATGAGATCACGGACCCGAAAAGCCCACTGGCGGCAGTCAACCGCGGCGGGCGTCATGTTACCGAGACGAAGATCTACGAAGACGCAGCTTCGGCTATCGCACTGGAGGCAGACGTGCGGCGGCGGGCAAGCCAGGCGTCGAGCTATTTTTCAAGCCTCAAGTTCTCGACCGCGCCCATGCCGCACCACGCGGCTGGGGATGTACTGTGGATCGAGGACGGAGACATCCGCGGGAAGTATCAGGAAATGAAATGGTCACTCGACCTTCGGGCGGGCGGCGAGATGAAGCATGAAGTACAGAAGGAGGGAACGCTTTGATTCCGCAGAATCTGTTCCAGAAGGAAAAGCAGGAGCCTGTGCGTGCGCAGCTGGCGACCGTGACGCAGATCACGGATGGCGGGGTGCTGCTGCTCATCGACGGTGAAGACGAGGCAAGCCAGACGGCTTGCCGGTATCTGTCCAGCTATCAGCCCACGCGCGGCGACCGGGTATATTTCCAGCGCGTCGGCGGGGCCATGCTTGTGATGGGGAAGGTGATGTGAGATGGTAACGCACGAATTGACGGTATTCCCGGATGGGCGCATCGACGGCGCTTTTTCCGTCCGCGAAGGGGACTATAACAGCCACACGCTGCGCTTTGTGCTGACGCAGGATCTGACGGCGGCAAGCGCAAAGCTGCTGCTTTGGGCGGCGGACGCGGAAAAGCCGACTGTCTACGGAACGCTGCTTGGACACGGCTCCGCAGCGGGGCAGGATGTGCAGTTTACGCCAGTATCCTGGGGGAATGCGCCCAGCCGGACGCAAATCCAGCTGGAGCTGCTGGACAACAATGGAAACATTGTATGGCAGAGCAAGCGCATGAGCGTTCCGGTCGAGCCGGGCATCCCAGCGGACGTTGTACCAGAGCAGCCCGACACTGCAGACGCAACGGCGGAGGATGGCGACGTGGCGCTTGGGAAGACATACTATGCGCGCGGTGAGAAACGGACCGGCACCTACGTCAGCGACGGCATCCGCCCGCGCGCGTGGGCAGACATCCCAATCGACTATATCCGGGGCAAAACGCCGAGCGGGAACGACTTCTATTTCCAACGAATCGGAAGCACGGAATTTCTGCTGGTGTATCCGTCAACGGACGATCTGAGCAGTATCAATCTGACGATTGCGGTAGACACCGATACGGAGGTTTACCGGGAGGGCATCAAGGTCGGCGACGCGACGGCTGCTGCGGCACTTGTTCTGGAAGCGCTGGATATGTCGCAACCGATCTCGCTCAGCCTCCTCTGGACAGGGGAGAAGATCACGATCTCCGTAGAGGCAAAAACGGAAAATTCGGAGTTTGCATGTGTTGAAATCGGCGAGGTGGTGCCGGTTGGTACGTTCAGCACCGTCGTGAGCAGAAAAGGTGAAGTGTTTTATTATAACCGGGTAATCCGCGCAGGAGCATTATCAATCAGTACAATTACAAAGCGCGGCGCCGCCGCAACACTCTGCCAGAACGGGCGGGCCATCGTGAGGCCGATCACGGGCGACTATGAAAACTTCATCGTATTTGAAATGCTGTCACCGGATGGGAGATACCGGAAGAAGTATTGCATCACAAAGCTGCCGGAAAGTGCGGAAAGCATCGACCTGGAGGCCTACGCATACGCCGTAAAGGCGTTCGTAAACGAGGATTCCGCATTTTACGATTACGCAGGGGCAGGTTTTACGCCAGTCACGCCGCAGCCCTCAAAAGGGGACATCATTTTGGCGGTTGATGCGTTCGCCAGGTCCGGGGCGGGCGTAAAGGACGAAAACGGAAGAGTTCAATTCGGAGCAGGATCAAGCGCAGCGGTGAGCTTCATCGCGAGTGTGGAAAACACGCTGGCGGAAGTGATCTCCACCTACTACAGCAAGAATGGCTATGGAGCGGACTTCGATGCGAAGGGGAACCTGCTCGCGCTGAAATACGATGAAGATATTGAGCTTGGGAAAAACACGCTGACAGCGGGCAGCCGGTGGCTGACGTTCGTGAACGACAAGCTGATCGATATGCCGGGGTTCCTGGCGTACGTCTGGCCGGTGACAGGGATGAGAGTCACATTTTTCTACACCTGCGCGGACGGACTCGACGTGGGGTATCCGTATGCAGGCATCTGACGGTTTCCTGGTACAAAGCTGAGACAAAAATGCTCCGCTGCGGATTGTCAAGGCAGCGGGGCGCTTTTATACGCAAAAAGAAAGGAAGAATCACATGGAAAACAATATTCTGGTGAACATCAAGGCGTGGATCACGGCAGCGCTGGCGACCGTGACGGCGGTTCAGGAGGGCGGCGTGACGCTCCTGATCGACGGGGAGACGGAGGCGAGCCAGATGGTCTGCGCGTGCCTTGCAAGCTACACGCCGGCCGCGGGCGACCGCGTATTTTTCCAGCGCGTCGGAGGGGCGATGCTGGTGCTGGGCAAAATTTGATAAAAAACAGGAGAAGCAACATGGATTTGCAGCAGCTAAATGTGGCCGAGCAGGCCGTGAAAGCCGGCACGGCGGACAACCCCATCGTGTGGAAGGCCGGTATGTCGCTGATCCCCAATGCTTATTACACCCACAACGGCGAGACCAAGGTCTGGATGGGCGAGGCGGGCGCGAGGGCGGAGTGGACGGATGCGGCCTTCGTGCCGATCTGATAAACGCAGAAGGGAGAAAAGCAGATGGACCTGCAGGATCTGAACGTTGCCGTCGCGGAGATCCGCGGCAACGTCGACCGGAACACCGGCCGGATCAAGGATCTCGAGAAGAAGACTGACGCCGTGGCCAAGCTGGCCGAGGCCGTCGCCGTCATGGCCGAGCACATGAAGACGCTCGACGACAAGATCGACGGCATGCAGACGAGCGTCAACAGCCTCACGGCCAAGCCTGCGAAGAACTGGGACGCGCTCGTCAAGATCGCGCTGACCGCGCTGGTGTCCGGCCTCGTCGGCTGGGCGCTGAGCAAAATTTTGTAACACGCGCCGCAAGGCGTGAAATTTGAAAGGAGAAAAATACTTATGAACGCAAAATGGTGGAAAGCCGCGGGCATCCGCGCACTGAAAACGGTATGCCAGACGGCAGTCGCAACGATCGGCACGAGCGCGATCCTGTCCGAAGTCAACTGGATCGCCGTCGCCTCGGCCTCGGCGCTGGCAGGCATTCTGTCCCTGCTGACGTCCGTCGCGGGCCTGCCGGAGGTCAAGGAAGAATGAAGACTATGCCGCCGCAGATCGTAGACAATTTCACAAGCGTCAACATCTACCGGGGCGGCAATAAGCCGCAGTATCTGGTCATCCACTTCTTCGGGGCCCTCTCCAGCGCCTATGGCGCGTCGGAGTGGTTCAAGGCCCCGGAGGCGCAGGCGTCCGCGCACTACTGCGTGGATGAGAAGGACGTCATCTACCACTGCGTGCCGGATACCGACATGGCGTGGCACTGCGGGGCCGTGGGCGGCCTGCACTACCGGCATCCGAAGTGCCGCAACTGCAACTCCATCGGCATTGAGCTGCGCCCGCAGAAGCTCGACAGCAGCCGCCTGAACGCGAACGACAAGGACTGGTACTTCGACCGCCGCGTCATCGAAAACGCCGTATGGCTCACCGCAAAGCTCATGCGGCAGTACAATATCCCGCTGGAGAACGTCATCCGCCACTATGACGTCACCGGAAAGATCTGCCCGGCCCCGTTTGTCGGACCGGCGCATAACATCTACTACGGCACCTCCGGCGACCGCCAGTGGCAGGAATTCAAGGCAAGACTGCAGGAGGAAACAGCCATGAGATACGAAAAGCTGCGGGACGTCGACAACCAGACGTACCGCCAGACGCTGGACAAGCTGGTCAGCAAGGGCCTGCTTAAAGGAAAGGGCGGAACAGGCGAAGACCTGACGCTCGATCTGAGCGAGGACAACGTCCGCATGCTCGTCATCCTGGACCGCACCGGCGTTTTCGACCGGTAAGCAGGATCTCTGCCAGTCGAGCGGGCCGAGAAAGGGAGTGACGCTATCACTGCGCGGCTGGCTCTGCCGAAGGAGCTGGAACACCTCACGCGCAGCGACTGGGAGCGCGTCACTGACGAGGGCATACTGGATCAGATCGATCAGCAGATCGTGAAGCTTTATATCGTGGGCAGGCTCCCGCAGATGGACGCCGCCGCCGAGATCGGCGTCGACCGCAAAACCATCTCCCGCCGCCTGCCGCACATCTACAACACCGCCCGCCGCCTGGTAGGGAAAACGGACAAAGAAAAAG